GCCCCAGACCTGTGAGATCACAGGACGTAGACTATGGCCCGGAACCATGGCCTATCGTGGTATTGCTACCTGGACCGGCCCAGGAACACCCGTGATTGAATACAAATGGCATGATCGCCAGGAACATTTAATGTGGCAACTAAAGGAATAAAATTATGAAACAACTTGCAAATCAAATCACAGAATGGATCAAGAACTATGCCAACAATGCTGGCATACAGTCACTGGTCGTGGGCATTAGTGGCGGTATTGACAGTGCTGTGGTCAGCGCACTGTGCGCCCGAACTGGATTGAACACAGTAGCAGTGACCATGCCTATCCGTCAACGTCCTGACCTGCATGATCTCAGCATGCGCCAAGGTGTTTGGTTATGCAACAAGTTCGATAATGTGCGACACGACATTATTGACCTAACCACAACCTTTGATGAGTTTGAACGGCGGCTTGCCACCTATCCTAATTTGTTGGGTATGGCCAACAGTCGTAGTCGGCTACGCATGGTTACCTTGTATCAGATTGCTCAGAGCGTTCAAGGTATTGTGGTAGGCACTGGAAATCGAGTAGAAGATTTTGGAGTAGGATTTTACACCAAATATGGTGACGGTGGTGTGGATATCAGCCCCATTGGCGACTTGCTTAAAACTGAAGTTTGGGACTTGGGACGAGAGCTGGGAATTCTAGAAGACATTGTCAATGCTGCTCCCACAGATGGACTATGGGATGATGGACGCACTGATCAAGACCAATTGGGTGGATTGACCTATGCTGAACTTGAGTTGGCCATGGCCCAAGATGAAGGTTCTGTACTGGTCAAAAATGGTCTCGAATTAGAACGCTTGCAAAAATATCAGGCCTTGCGTGCTCGTAGCTTACACAAAATGCAACCTATTCCAGTGTTCAAAAAATCTTGATCTAAGGTCAATCCTAAGATAAATTAGTCTGTAGCACTCAAATATTATCTCAAGGACTAAAATGAAAAAAATAGGTTTTATTGGCATTGGCAAGCTGGGCCTAGACTGTGCTGAAGTGTTTGCTGAAAAGCACGAAGTTCGCGGTTACGACATACATCCGCGTGTCAGCGACAGTGTAAAAGTATGTGACATCAACGAAGTAGTCAACGAAAGTGAATGGATCTTTATTGCTGTGCCTACTCCGCATGCCGAGGGCTACGATGGTTCGGTTCCGTCAAGTCATATGACTCCCCGAGACTTTGGACACGACGCTGTAATTGATGCTATCAATAACATAAACAAATATGCCACCAGCCCTAAAAAAGTAGTGCTGATTTCCACAGTATTGCCAGGAACGACCCGTAACAAGTTTGTTCCGTTGCTAGATAAAAAACATCAGTTTGTTTACAATCCTTATTTGATTGCCATGGGCTCCGTCAAGTGGGACATGGTCAATCCAGAAATGATAATGTTAGGAACCGAGGATGGTAGCTTGACTGGAGTTGCTGGTGAACTTCACGACTTGTATGAAACTATCATGCAGAACAATCCACGCTATGAAATCGGCACATGGGATGAGTGCGAAGCTATAAAAATTTTCTACAACACATTTATCAGTGCCAAAGTTGGCTTGGTCAACATGATCCAGGACTTTGCTATGAAAATTGGCAATATCAATGTTGACGTTGTAACCAACGCCCTGGCACGCAGCACCATGCGTATCATGGGACCCAAGTACATGACAGCAGGCATGGGCGATGCAGGTGCTTGCCATCCACGTGACAACATTGCTCTACGTTGGTTGGCCGAAGAATACAACATCGGATATGATCTATTCGATACAGTGATGCATGCCAGAGAAATCCAGGCCAAGAACTTGGCCCTGTTCTTGGTTGAGCAAGCCAAGAAACACAATCTACCCATAGTCATACACGGCAAAGCCTACAAGCCCGACGTTGAATATTGTATTGGTAGTTACAGCACCTTGGTAGGATTTTATGTGCGCGAAGCTGGGTTGCCTGTAGTATACGTTGATCCGCTGGCCGACGATCGCAGTCAATGCCTGGACACCATTGACGGCCCTGCACTATTTTTATGGGCGCATAATCGTAAAATCACTTACGAATATACCGGTAACACCCCTGACACACAACCATACTGCAAAATCGAATCCGGCAGTATCATAGTCGATCCATGGCGCAAGTTGCCATTTGACATGCCCGGTATCGCTGTGTTACACTACGGCAATACAAGAACCTAACAAGGACAAAATGGGACTACTAGATCGTTTCTTCAAAAAGAAAAAACCAGAAGTCAAGGCCGATTCACGACCCAAAAAAGTAGAAAAGACCGCAAAGGAATTGGCCACTGAACGGGGTGAGCCTTACGTGACCATACTCAGCATGGAAGTAGATCCTGAAAACATGCAGGCCGGTAGTTTTGAGCTGGATTGGAATGACAAGTTTGTGGCCAATCTGGTGCGTGCTGGATATCAGATGGATGCCAAGGACACTGACGCCGACATCGTGGATCGTTGGTTTACCGCCGTATGCCGCAACGTGGTCTTGGAAACATTCGAGCAATATGAAGCCATGAAACCTGAACGAGATCGCGTGGTCAAAAGTCGTGACATTGGAGATGGCAGGTCTGAAGTATCGTGATCTTGGCCATTGGTGACAGCAACATGTATCCGGCCTGTACCGAGGTACAGGATGCGCCCGATGTCAACAACATGGTCTCAGTTTTCAGCAGTAATCTAAGTCGATCATTCAGGTGCTGGAGCAAAAACGGTGCCAGCAATCACTGGATTGAAACTCATATAGAATATTTTTTAGCAGATCATGCTTGGCCACAAGACACCTTGCTGTTTGTGGGATGGACCAGTGCCGAACGTGAAGAATGGCCTTGGTTGTACAACAATGTCAGTGTGTGCGGAGGTCCAGATTTTGGTGTTCCGGTGGCCATGAAAGCCCGATATGAACACTGGAAACAGACTTTGACCGAGGAATATATGCAAGGTAGAATTCGTATGTGGCATGATAGAATTTACTCGTGCCACCTACAACTTCGAAATCGCGGTATCCCGCATTTGTTTTGGAGCACCTACGATAATTTTAAATCATTGCAAGATCATCGTGACTGGCACGAAAATTTTTTCCAACCCTATGATCAGGACGGATGTATGTGTAGATTTTTGCAATCGCAAAACTGCAAGACTCTGCACAACGATCCGTTCCATTATGATGATCATGCACATAAAGTCTGGGCCACAGCACTGAGCGATCATGCCAGAAAGTATATCATATGATATTGTTTGTCAACGGTGACAGTCATAGTTTAGGTGCCATGAAGCCCGGTAGTACCGGAGCTTCTTTTGTGGATCTTGTTTCGCAACATCTTGATTGTGACGTACACAATCTGTCGGAAGCAGCATCCAGCGCCCAGAGAATCTTGCGTACAACAAAAAATTATATTGCCACCGCATCTGCTGACCAATTGTTTGTGCTGATCGGGTGGGGTACCTGGGAGCGTGAAGAATGGGAACACGAAGGCAAATTTTACAACGTCATGCCATTGTGGTATAAACATTTGCCTGATGCTCTACAACAACGATATCATGTTTGGGCAGCTGGATTAGAACCAGATCATGTGGATGCAAAATCTCGGCAGATACACGAAGAAATTTTTGATCTACACACATGGTTGCAACAACAAAACATTCCACAATTGTTTTTTAATTGTATGTATAACTTTTTCGGTATTCAACCCGATCAAAAAAAAGATTGGAACAACTGTTACATTGGCCCCTACGACAATGACGCAAGTTTTTACTGGTATCTCACACAGAAAGGATATGACAGCGACAAATGGTATCATTTTGGCCCCGACGGTCATCGAGCCTGGGCCGATTGTTTGATCAGTTACATTCAGGAGCACAAACTATTATGATGTTATATGTCAATGGTGACAGCCACACAGCAGCAGCAGAAGCAGTCAATCCTCACGCCTTTGCTGAGGATGATTCTGCACTGTTTTATCTAGGACGGGCGCCACATCCAGAAAATCTCGCGGTCAGTTGGGGCAAGTTGCTGAGCCTGACAGTAAAATCTGCGTTTCGTTGTGATGCAGAAAGTGCTAGTTCTAATACAAGGATCATACGAACCACGAGAGAATGGTTGAATGGTGCCGGGCATGACCATCCGGATCAGTTGGTGATCATACAGTGGAGCACCTGGGAACGTGAAGAGTGGTGGTACAACGATCGTTATTATCAGATCGGTGCCAGCGGTACCGATTGGGTACCTGCAGAATTGGAACTACGATACAAGCATTTTGTGGCCGACTGTGATTGGCAACACAAAACACAACAGGCTCACAAGGAAATCTGGCAGTTCCATCAGGAACTCAAACAACAAGGAATACGCCATGTATTTTTCAATGGCAACAGAGATTTTTCATCAATAAACGATCGCAAGGATTGGGGACAAAACTACATTGGTCCATATGATCCAGCACTGACCTATGATGCTATAATTAGGGCCGGAGGCATAGACACTGTCATGCCCAATTCCTGGCATTTTGGGCGCAACGGCCACAGCCATTTTCATCGTTTCATGCTGAATTACATCGTGACCAACAAATTTATTTGATTGACTTTTGATCGGCAACGTGTTATAATAGCTGTATGAAATATGTTCTCGTAGATACTGCCAATCTTTTCTTCCGTGCCCGACACGGTGCTTTCCGTGCCAGTGATACCTGGGAAAAAGTGGGTTTTGCTCTCCATGTAACGCTGATGGCTGCCAACAAAATGGCCCGGCGTTTTGAAGCTGATCACATGGTTTTTGCCCTGGAAGGACGCTCGTGGCGCAAAGACCTGTACAAACCCTACAAAAACAACCGTGCTGTGGCCCGTGCCGCACTCACAGAAGCCGAAATCGAAGAAGACAAAATGTTCTGGGAAACCTATGATAATCTGACTAAATACTTGAGTGAGAAAACCAACTGTAGCGTGATTCGTTGTGCTACAGCCGAAGGCGACGACATCATAGCTCGCTGGATCGCACTACATCCCCAAGACGAACATGTCATAGTCAGCAGTGACACTGATTTTGTTCAACTAGTAGCACCCAATGTCCAGCAGTACAACGGTATCACCGACGAACTAATCACCGTACAAGGAATCTTCGATGCCAAAGGCAAAGCGGTTATCGATAAGAAAACTAAAGAACCTAAGTCAACGCCGAACCCAGAATGGCTACTCTTTGAAAAGTGTATGCGAGGAGATAGCTCGGATAACGTCTTCTCAGCGTATCCCGGTGTCAGAACTAAGGGCACTAAGAACAAGGTTGGACTCCAGGAAGCGTTTGCGGACAAGGACAAGAAAGGCTACAACTGGAACAACATGATGTTGCAACGCTGGTCAGATCCCGACGGTGTAGAACATCGTGTGTTGGACGACTATGAACGCAATCGAACCTTGATTGATTTGACGGCACAACCTGCAGATGTCAAGGCCACCGTGGATGCGGCCATACGCGAGCAGATCAGCCACAAGGATGTGGGCCAAGTGGGCGTGCGATTCATGCAGTTCTGTGGCAAGTATGAACTGAACAAATGCAGTGAATCCGCCGACAGTTTCGGTCGTTGGATGAATGAAACTTATAAAGGAGTACTCAATGCTAGTAGCTAAACCCGTGATAGACAAACAATTTTGGATATTGCAAGAAAACAATCGCAAGGTAGGCAATGTGGAAGCCTGTGCCGGTGGGTATCAGGTCAAGATCAACAATCAGGTCACACAATTCAAGACCATAAAAATGGCCGCTCAACGTGTGAACATACAGTTTGAATCTGCGCCTCGCATGCCCCGCCCTAAATCCACAGTGACTCATGCGCACGGATATCCGGTCAGTGGTCGGGTGTACAATCCCATGTGGGATGTCAGTCAACAATTACCGATCTACACCAAGACGGACAAAAGCAAGAGTTGGTTTGCTGCCGGCTGGTACAATGTCCGCAAAGGTCGACACTGGCAGACTGTGTTGGCTCCAAAGTTGATCGTGCTACAACGCTATGCCTACCAAGGTCCGTACTACACAGAACAAGAAGCTCATGACCATTCACCTACAAAAATTTGTTGATCGTGTGCGGGGACATGAAGCCCGCGGCGCCAGAGATTTTGTAATGAGCATGGCAGATGCCAAGGACCTGCATGCAGACATAACCAGATTACTGTCAGATCTTGTGACCTTGCGTGAACAACACGCACAACAATCACAAGCACCAGACCCTATAACCGTGGAAATCACCGGCGGTAAGTTCTAAAATATACCTATATTTTGGCATAAATAAATGTAGGAGTTTATTGATGAGCCGACCCAAACCCACTGTACTGATTGAAGTCACAAACAAGACCACATACAAGACCGAACAGGTCTTGGCCTCAGAAGGAGTGTGGGCCGTGTTCTACGACAGCAAACCCATAAATCTCAAAACTGCCAACCTCTTGGTGCAATATCCAGGACCCAAATACAAAAAGGTCTCATTCAGCAATCCCGGGCATGCTAGGAATCTGGCCAAGAAACTCAACGCACAATTCAAAACCGACAAGTTCACAGTGGTGTTGCTTCGTGCTGGTGATCAGGTATATCCGTGAAGTGCGCGACAAACTACGACTCACCGAAGAACTGGTAAAACAACTGGATCCCGAATCGGGTATCACAGTCAGACGAGCCATGCGCACCTGGTGGTTCAACATAAGAAAAACTGGCGGCATGAGATTGACTGGGCCGGGCTTCACAGTGTTTACCCAGGATTTAAATTTGGCACGATATGAATTCGCCATACCAGATCCGCATCAATTCAATCAACACGTGATCTTGGATCTGGATAGAAAAATGCAGATGCCTTACTATATTTCAGCCACCAAAGGCATACCCAAAAAAATTGTGTTTTTTGGCAGTCGCGAAGCTGTGATGATCAATTTGTATGGCAGTCTACAACAGTTCCTGGACAATTATCGTCCCTGATCCAATCATAAATAAACTTGTTCACACCTAATCCAATAAGCAAATTACCGCGAACGCAAATTTGGCATAAATAACAACATTGGAACTTACTTTCTGGAGACTCCTAACATGACACAACCCCGTAAAATTCGTTGGCTAATTGATCATCAGCCACAAGAACTATTCTTCCGTACGGCCCGTGCTTTTTCTGAAGCATTGAAA